CCCGAAGATCGTCACTAACCACGTGACTCCCGCAGGCCAACCACAGTGTACGTGATTCACTTCCTGGGCATGGTCTATGTGGTGATATAAAGAACAGCACTTCCGAATGGCTGAGTTTTCCACGCCCGTCCGCAGCGAGGAGCAGCCGAAGGGAGATCCGCGCGTCCCGAGGGCGGGTGCCGGAGGTGAGTTTACACACCGCAGTCAAGGGGCAATTCGGGCTCGGGACTGGCCGGGCCCTGGGCAAGGCTCTTAAAAATGCACTTTTCTAAAATAACCAGAAAGAAAAGGAAACTGCTACTGCAAACTGTGCCGCTTGCAAAGAACCAACGGACTACCATGAGCTGGTCCAGACCCTCACAAAATGTTCCTATTTGTGAACAAAACTGGTTTGAGTCCTGCCTTAGATCACACGCATGCTTCTGTGGCTGTAATAATCCTGTTATTCATTTTAATAACATTGCTACTCGCTTTAACTATCTGCCTACTGCCAATCCGCCTGTGGGACCCCCCCAACCGCCCACACGCCCGCCGTCCCGCTTGAGACCCCTTCCCGCTCTCCCCGCGCCTCCCGCTGATCCACAAGCACCATGGCCTGGGGCTGGTGGCTCAAGCGGTGGAGGAGAAGAAAGAAACCAGCGTGGAAGAAGTGGAGAACGCGCAGATGGAGAAGATTTCGACGCAGAAGACCTAAACGCACTTATGGCCGCCGTCGAAGAAGACGAACAGTAAGGAGGCGCCGCGTTAGACGACTAAGGAGGAGGGGGTGGGCTAGGAGACGGTACATAAGACGCAGACGCAGAAAGAAAAAGCTAGTACTGACTCAGTGGAACCCCCAAGACGTCAGGAGATGCACAATAAGGGGCATAATACCCCTTATCATGTGCGGTGCAAACACTGCCAGTTTTAACTATGGCATGCACAGCGATGACAGCACTCCCCAGCCAGAAAAGTTCGGAGGGGGCATGAGCACAGTTACATTCAGCCTGTTTGTCTTATATGACCAGTACACCAGACACCTAAACAGGTGGTCGTACCCCAACGACCAGCTAGACCTAGCCAGATACAAAGGCTGTAAATTTAAATTCTACAGAGACACAAACACAGACTTCATAGTCACCTATGACATAAATCCACCCATGAAAAACACAGAACTCAGCAGCCCCAACACTCATCCAGGCATGCTCATGCAACAAAAAAGAAAGATACTGGTGCCCAGCTGGGACACCTATCCCAGAGGCAGAAAATTTGTTTTAGCTAAAATACCACCCCCCAAACTGTTTGAAGACCACTGGTACACTCAGCCAGACTTATGCAAAGTTCCTCTTGTAACTTTGCGGTCAACTGCCGCTGACCTCAAACATCCGTTCTGCTCACCACAAACGAACAACCCTTGCACCACCTTCCAGGTGTTGCGCGACAAGTATAACCACATGATAGGCTTCCCCTTTAACTATAATCCACAAGATTCCAGTCAAACAGAAAAACTAACAACATTTGAAAAATGGCTATACTCAACCAGCACACACTATCAGACATTTGCCACAGAGGCCAACCTGAGACCCAGACAGTACAATGCAGATGGCAGTTCTAACAGCCAATATGCACAGCTACAACCCACGTGGACCAGCACAATATATGCCAAAAAGACAGACAGCAACTTTGGATACACATCCTACAACTTTTCAGGTGACAAAGGCTATACATATGTTACACAAATTAGACAGTGGTACTGGACTCAACTAACATCCTGGACACAAACAGTACCCCACATAAACAGCACCTTTGCCAATGCCACACACCCAGAGTTCGAATACCACGCAGGCTGGTACTCAAACATATTTATAGGCCCTAACAGATTTAACATACAGTTTAGAGCAGCTTACATGGATGTTACCTACACCCCAATAAATGACAAAGGACACCTAAACAGAGTATGGTTCCAGTACAGCACAAAACCCACTACACAGTTTGTAGAAAAGCAGGCCAAATGCCTGCTCCAAAACCTACCTTTGTGGAGCATGCTATTTGGCTACTCAGAATATGTAGAGAGTCAGCTAGGCCCCTTTCAAGACCACGAAACAGTAGGCCTAGTAATAGTACAGTGTCCATACACAGTACCCCCCATGTATGACAAAGACAATCCAGACATGGGGTACGTGTTCTATGACACACACTTTGGCAACGGAAAGCTAGGCAACGGACTAGGCCAGATACCCAGATACTGGCATCAGAGATGGTACCCCATCTTAAAGAGACAGAAACAAGTAATGAATGACATCTGCAAGACTGGACCGTTTGCATACAGAGACGAGAGACTGCAAGCTGACTTGACTGCAGGATACTCCTTTAGATTTAACTGGGGTGGTGACTTAATCTACCACCAGGTTGTCAAAAACCCATGTGACTCAGGCGGACTGGTGCCTTCCGACTCCAGTAGATTCAAGCGGGACGTACAAGTTGTTAGCCCGCTCACCATGGGACCCAGACTCATCTTCCACTCGTTCGACCAAAGACGGGGGCTCTTTACTGACAGAGCTATCAAAAGAATGTACGATGAACAGATTGATGTTCCAGACTTTACAGAACAGCCTAAAATCCCCCGACTTTTCCCCCCAGTCGAACTCAAAGAAAGGGAAGAAAAAGACTCAGGTTCGGAGACGGAGAGCATCAGCAGCTCCCAAGAAAAAGAAGCACAAAAGCAAGCGGCACTACCAGTCCAGCAGCAGCTCCGACTCCAACTGCGAGAACAACAGCGACTCCGAGTCCACTTGCAGCACCTCTTCCTCCAACTCCAGAAAACCAAAGCAAATTTACATTTAAACCCACTATCTTTTCAGCAAGAGATAAACTAGACATGTTTGGTAACATTATAGATAGAAAGCCTACCTCCCAAGATTGGGAGACCGAATACATAGCCTGTAAGATATTTGACAGGCCCCCCAGACAAAACCTAACAGACCCTCCTTTCTATCCCTGGATGCCTAAGCCTAAACCTGCATGCCGTGTAACCTTTAAGCTTGGCTTTCAATAAACAAGACCGTGGGAGTTTCACTTGTCGGTGTCTACCTCTATAAGTCACTAAGCTCTCCGAGCGAAGCGAGGAGAGCGACCCTACACCAAGGGGCAACTCCCTCGAAGTCCGGCGCTACGCGCTTCGCGCTGCGCCGGACATCTCGGACCCCCCCTCGACCCGAATCGCTCGCGCGATTCGGACCTGCGGCCTCGGGGGGGTCGGGGGCTTTACTAAACAGACTCCGAGATGCCATTGGACACTGAGGGGGTGAACAGCAACGAAAGTGAGTGGGGCCAGACTTCGCCATAGGGCCTTTCTCTTCTTGCCATTTGTCAGTATTCGGGGTCGCCGTAGGCTTCGGCCTCCATTTTAGGCCTTCCGGACTACCAAAATGGCCGATTTAGTGACGTCACGGCGGCCATTTTAGATTGGCGCAGAGGATCTGACGTCAAAGTTCAAAGGTCAGGCCCTCGGCGTCATCACAAAATGGCTGACAATCTCTTCCGGGTTAAAGGTCACCTATACGTCATCAGTCACGTGGGGGAAGGCGTGCCTAAACCCGGAAGCATCCTCGTCCACGTGACTGTGACGTGTGTGGCACGTCACCGCCGCCATTTTATGTCGCAAAATGGCGGACTTCCTTCCGCTTTTTTAAAAAAAAACGGCCTGCGGCGGCGCGCGCGCTTCGCGCGCGCGCCGGGGGGCTGTCGCCCCCCCCCGCGCATGCGCGGGGCCCCCCCCCCGCGGGGGGCTCCGCCCCCCGGCCCCCCC